ACCTTGTCCTTTCAATGGTAAGATTGGTGATGATGCATTAGAAGAGTGGAATAAATATAACAAAGAAAGACCAGACTACGAAGAGTATGTGGCGTCATTAAGATATATGGAAAAAATAGATAACAAAATCCTGGAGGAACTAAATGAAGAACCTAGTATTGTTGACGGTAATGGCAACGCTGTTATCCTCGGTAGCCAAGACTGACGTTGTAATTATACCCGACACACCAAACGCAGGTGACACGACTACAATTACCACTGTAACAACAGGCAACCCTATCACTACAGATAATTTGATATCACAAGATTTTATTGACGGTACATGGAATGGTTCTATGTTTCCTGACTCATCTGATATTAATGAAAATATTTATCTTACAGGCAAAGACGGCGCGTATGCAGAGACCACAATTAATTCAGAAGACTATGTATCAATAGAAGAAATGAAATTAGGTTTTAGTTCTGATTTTAACGCTGACATAAGATGGTGGAACCCAACTGAATCAACAGTCACAATGTATCAAACAGCATCTAACGGTATTGACACCACAACACAAAGCACAACATTTGAAGATACAACAAACCATAACTACGAGTTTAATAATTATGGCAACACTTTGATTATGAATGCTGATCCAAACATGACGCACGGCACACTTATAGCAGGTTTTAGTTTTGATATACAAGGCAATAAAAAATACAATGGCGGGCATGCGGGTGTAGATGTAAAGGACCCAACACTAACTGTAGACTACACTGCATTGTCAGCAACAACTGTAACAACGGTTGAATATTGTTGGCAAAAAAACCCACCAACATGTCCTGGACAAGATGAGATAGATATTGTTGAAGACATAATAGACGACATCGATACTATTATTTATGAAATACCTGACGACTTCTTTGAGCCAGAACCTATTCCAATAGATATTGAATACTCATTCAATCCTGATTTGTTTGAAGAAGAAGAGTTTGATATACAAGATGACTATATAATAGCTGACGAATTTTTTTTTGAAGACGATTATTATCAAGATGACTTTTACGAAGACATTGAATTGGCATATGTTCCTGAAACAAATATCGACATGGATATGGATGTAGATTGGAATGATTCTAATGTAGAATTATTTGATGACCTGCCTCTGGTGGAGGAGGCGGTTATAGATGACATAGTTATGGAAGAGGAAATGTTTGTAGAAGAATTTACAGAAGAAATGCAAGACGAGTTCATAGAAGAAGTGTATGAAGAGTTCGTAATAGAAACAGAACCTGAACCAATGCCTGAACCAGAGCCGGAGCCAGTAGAAGAGGTGGCCATGGTAGAGGAAGAAATTATAGAAGAAGAACTAATCGAAGAGGATATTGTAAATGAAGAAGTTGCAGAGCAACCCAACAGCGAAGAAGTTATTGCAGACGAACCAGTACCGACAACAGAGATTGCCGAACAAGAAGAAGTTGTCAAGGAGCCAGCTCAAGAACCTGACGCAGATGTGGAAGTTGATTTAGATATTAAAGTTGCCGCTATAGAAAAAGCAATACAAAGCAAAGTATCAAACGAAATGCAACGGGTTAGTTTAACACTCGATGTAATTAATGAAGTTGTGTCTCGTGAGATGACAGCAAAACAAGTTGATATTTCTAGTTATTTTGATACAAATTCTGCGCTGTTTGACACACGTCAATTACCAGGTGGCGACCCTATGTTCTTCATGCAGGCCAGTCTTGCTAGTTACAACAAAAGTATATATACTACTCAACCAAGTATTGCAGGCACGGATCCTATTGTGAAGCATCAGATTAAAATGCAAAAATATAAGAAAAGTACCAGCGATGCATATAGAAATCTTATGGAGTTATTAAATGCAAGGAATGTTCAGTAAACTATCATCTTATGCTGCACTTATTGGTGTAGTCGGAGCTATCGGTGGAGGCTTTATGGCGTGGGGTGAATTTAACAATCGTATAGCACAGTTAGAAGACAAAGAGTTTGTAGTTAATGAAACTGTAGACTTGTCTGGAGTCAATCAAAAAATAGAAGACATTATTAAAGCAGTAGAAGGTGTTAAAGCCGACATAAAAATAAATGATGCAGCTATTAAGTTTCTTGATGCAAAAATAGAAGAGTTAAAAGCAGAAGCAAACAACCCTTTACTCAACTAAAATGAAGCTTTCAGACTCGACACAAATTTCGCTCCCGGCTCGTAACCTTTTAGCTATCTTACTAGCAGTTGCAATCGGCACCATGACGTATTTTACAATTGTTGAGAGATTAAATCGAATTGAGACTACACTACAGCTCATGGAAAAAGATATTGAAGCTGCAAATGCTTTTGTAGACGGTGTGCCCAAAGGAAATATGGTCAGTCCACAAGTGCAAGAGCTCTACATGTTGGTGGAATACCTTGGTGAGAACGTAGAAAAATTAAAAGAACAGATGGAAGCAGAAATACCAATGATACTTAAAAACGATATGGTTATACAATTTCATGAAGATCGTATTATAGATCTAGAAGAGAGAAAGAATGGAAACCATTAAAATTGTATTTGCAATACTAATGATACAGAATGGTTCAACAGTAGAGATGGTGCCTACGGATGGACTCAGTGATTGCCTCAAACAAAAACGAATTATTTCGCGCAACATTGGAGAAGACCAAGAAGGTATATACATGAGCTGCAAAGAAGTAGAAGCTGTTGTATACGAAGACATGGGCAGACTAAAGATCAAAAAAATCGTAGAATAATACACTTGCTAACAAAAGCTAAATTTAGTATATATTAGCTATGGGAGTACCCAAACAATTATCAGAACAACAAAAAAAGTTTGCGGAGTTATTAGTATACAATGAAGGACGTAAGACACCTACTGAATGTGCTAAAGAGGCAGGCTATGCAGAAGGTTCATGCCATGTTACAGCTTCCAAATTACGTAATCCAAACTTATATCCCCTTGTCGTCAAATACATCGGAGAAATCAGAACAGAAATACAGAAAAAGTATGAGGTTAGCTTTGAACGGCACATCACAGAACTCGGTCGTATACGCCAAGAAGCTCTTGCAAAGGGAGCTTTCTCGGCAGCTACAAATGCGGAGGTTGCGCGAGGCAAAGCAGCAGGACTATACATCGAACAGAAAATAATCAGAACAGGTAAACTAGAAGACATGTCTATCGAAGACCTGGAAGCCAAGATGAAAAAGATATACCAAGAGAACGAAGTATTAATAAAAGGAGAATATACGTTAGTAGATGAGAAAAGCTAAATCATATCAGGAACACACTGCTGGTCCTAAGAAAAGAACATCAATAGGACACAGTGTACGTTCACGTCCTAAAAACAAACACAAACGTAGGGGGCATAAAAAATATAGAGGTCAAGGAAAAAGAAGATGAGTAAAATGACACATGGTAGAGATGGTAATTACACAGTACAACACTTGCTACAAATACTAGAGAAGTTTGCAGAAAGTCACGAAGGTCAATCAGCAAAAGTTATGATGTTGTTGCCTGATGGACGTAATCCGTTGCAAAAAGAATTTAATATAAGGGAAATAAAATTGGTAGAAAACAAATTAATAGGACCCGCGTATGACAAGTATAGGCTTATGGTTCTTGTCGAGTAATTTAGCTTGAAAAATGAATCTAAACTTTGGCAAAAAGTTAAGAAACACACACCGAATATTACATGGACAAGAGTCGAGTCTTGGGCCAGTTTTGGCTTTCCTGATCTCGTGGGTTATACTGAAAAACGTGGTTTTTTTACTGTAGAATTAAAGCTAACTAAAACTAATAAACTAACCTTCTCACCACACCAAATTGCATTCCATATCAAGCATCCTACAAACACGTATATCTTAGCAGCGACCCACGATCAACGTACCCCGATACTTTATCCAGGGGCCGCGATCCAGGAGCTTGCTGCTTGTGGCTTGTCGCTTGAAGCTTGGCGCTTGCCGCTTGAAGCTTGGTCCGGGCTTGAGGCTTGCTTGTTGCTTGAAGCTTGATTCTATATCCTGGGGATGGGGCCCGAAGGCCCCGGTTAGTTATTCGTCGTCTGGATCGAAGTTGATTGGCGTCTCCAGCTGGGACCTGTAGTCCTCGATGGTGTCGCGCTGCCCGGCTATGATGCCCTCGTAGAGCTCTATCTTTGCCTCCAGCTTTTCCATGTCGTGCTGCTGTTGCCTGACCTGTTCGCGCAGCGCATCTTCCAGCTCCGTGAATTCGCCTTTTACTAAGTTTAATGTCATAAGTATCCTTTCTGTTATTTAATATCATGTTATCCCATATCCTGAGTCTTTTGTCAAGCGCTTGTTGCTTGACGCTTGTTGCTTGACGCTTGGAGCTTGTTGCTTGCGCCTGTAGTTCGCGCGCATCTGTGCACGCCTGAGGTCCGCTTGAACTCTGTTCTTAATCGGGTACGCCCGTGGCGTCCCCAGCGGGAAGGTCCGGCCTCGCACTAGTGCTTGCCGTATGCAATGTTAGGTATCGACTGGTCCCAGCAGGCGCGGCAATCGTTGCACGCGTTCCCCTGATCAGGGGCCGGGCACGTGCGGCCACTGGATACAACGGTACTTGTCAGGGCCCAGCTCTTAGGCGCGCTGCCGTCTACC